TTATTCCTCCAACTGATGAAGACTTCTGCTTCTAATTTCTTGCAGAAGCTTTTCTTTAAATTCGTTAACGTCGATACTGCCAAGGTCTTTTCCTCGACGAGTACGAACCGCCACTTTGCCTGATTCAACTTCTTTATCTCCACAGACAAGCATGTACGGAACACGACGTAAAGTATGTTCACGAATTTTAAAGCCAATCTTCTCATTTCTCAAGTCTGCTTTTGCACGAATTCCGGCATCTTGCAATTCTTTGACGAGTTTTTGTACATAATCAGCCTGTCCATCCGTGATATTCATCACGACAACCTGCTGTGGTGCTAACCAAGTTGGGAAGAATCCTGCGTATTCTTCTGTCAGAATACCAATAAAACGTTCTAAGGATCCCAGCACTGCTCGGTGTAACATAACAGGTACTTTACGCTCGTTGTTTTCGGCGACATAAGATGCGCCTAAACGACCTGGTAGTGAGAAGTCTAATTGTACTGTACCACACTGCCATGCACGATCTAAACAATCGTAAAGTGTAAATTCTATTTTAGGACCATAAAACGCCCCTTCGCCTGGCTGATATTCAAATTCAATATTGTTATCAGTTAAGGCTTTTGCTAAGTCTGCTTCAGCAACATCCCATAATGCATCTTCACCGATACGTTTTTCTGGGCGAGTAGACAGCTTAACAACGATTTTTTCAAATCCAAAAGTAGAATATACATCATAAATCAATTTGATGCAGTCATTTACTTCACTTAAAATCTGTTCTTCAGTACAGAAGATATGCGCATCATCTTGTGTAAAGCCACGAACACGCATTAAACCATGCAATGCACCTGATGGTTCATTACGATGACAACTACCGAATTCAGCCATTCGTAATGGCAAATCACGGTAAGAACGTAAACCTTGTTTGAAGATTTGTACGTGACCTGGGCAGTTCATTGGTTTGATACAATATTCACGGTTCTCTGAAGATGTTGTGAACATGTTTTCTTTGTAGTTTTCCCAGTGACCTGTTTTTTCCCAAAGAACACGATCCATCATAAATGGACCTTTTACTTCTTGGTAATCATATTCTTTTAATTTACAACGTACAAATGTTTCTAACTCACGGAAAATAGTCCAGCCATCATTATGCCAGAAAGCCATACCAGGCGCTTCTTCTTGCATATGATATAAATCAAGCTGTTTACCAATTTTGCGGTGGTCACGTTTAGCCGCTTCTTCTAAGCGATCTAAGTAAGCTTTTAACTGTTTCTTATCAGCCCAAGCTGTACCATAAATGCGTTGTAGCATTTTATTATCGCTGTTACCGCGCCAATATGCACCTGCGATTTTCTGTAATTTGAAGTTATGACAGAAACGCATGTTTGGAACGTGTGGTCCACGGCACATATCAACATATTCTTGGTGATGATAAAGACCTGGTTGAGAATCTTGGCTAATATTTTCGTCAAGAATAGCAACTTTATAGTCTTCACCACGAGAAACAAATGTTTCACGAGCTTCAGCCCAGCTTACGCGTTTTTTAATAACGTCATAATCTGTTTTCGCCAACTCTAGCATGCGTTTTTCTAGAGTGTCTAAATCTTCCTGTGTTAGCGAATGGTCTAAATCGACATCGTAGTAGAATCCATTTTCAATAACAGGACCAATCGCCATTTTGGTGTGTGGCCATAATTGTTTAATTGCATGTCCCAATAAGTGGGCACAAGAGTGACGAATAATTTCAAGACCTTCATCATCTTTTGCGGTGATAATCGCCAGATTTGCATCATGTTCGATTAATTCACAAGCATCTACCAGCTCACCATTAACACGGCCTGCAATACATGCTTTCGCAAGTCCAGGACCGATATCTGCAGCGACATCCATGACAGAAACTGCATTTTCAAATTGACGTTGGCTTCCGTCAGGAAGAGTAATAATTGGCATTTAAAATCCTTATTTACAGTGGTGACCCATACGCAAGATCACATGCAAACATCATTTTTCTTTAAAATTTAATACGTTAGTAGCATCTACTTGCTTCACACTGCAAGTTATGTACACCATTGTGTACACATTTAGCAAAAGTACCTCAAAATGTGTTGGCGAACTACTCTAACTCGGACGCGATAGTATCATAGTGAAAAAAAATTATATATCGTTAGTTGCATCAGCATCTTAATTCCACACCCTGCTATACTCTCCAAAAACTAATCGGATCTATTATGAACCTCGCAAACCTAACTCAAGAAGAAAAAGACAAAGTTAATGTCGATTTAGCTGCTTCAAGTGTCGCATATAAAGAACGACTCAACATGCCAGTTGTTGCGTCCGAAGTTGAACGACAGCAACCAGCACATTTGAGAGCGTACTTTAATGAACGATTAGCGTTTTATCGTGAGAGAAGCAAGAAACTGCCAGATGGAAAATCGGTGCAGTATTTGAAGAGTGAGTGATTAAGCATCATAGTTACTATACTCGAACACACAGCTGCCACTAATTCCCTTATTCCCAGATTTGTGCATTCTTACACTGAATTCCCCATTGTAACCAAGTCTTGACATTACAGATGGCGTATTTTCCGTTTCTTTTGTTTCGAAAGGTGTCACTTTATTTACGGTACTGAGGAATATAGGTGGTTTTATTTCAGACCTGAAAATCTCATTGTTATTTGTTATTAGATGGGATGTCACAGATATTTCTGAGTTATCAGTTTTTTGTAGAAGCCCCCTAACTTCAATGTACCCATTGCATACTTTATAAGATGCATTATTCCAGTTTTGGGCATTATTAACATTTGACCAAGTGTCTTTTAAGTCTAGAGCTATCCAGTAATCATGATTACAGATGGCATCTTTCTTTGTTGTACACCCCAATCCAAGATATTTAGCGATCATCTCTGCGATCCACTGCTGACCGTTTCTGTTTGGATGAGCGCCATCAAACCACATTCTGAGTCTATTTGTTCTTTCATCCTCTGTGGATATTCTGCCTTTAATTAACATATCAGGAAGTGGTATATACACACCACCTGTTTCCATCGCTGCTCTTCTTAGCTCCCTGCGGGTAAATCTCCACGACTCAAGTGACCAGGTAAAATCTGGAACTATAAGTGGGGTATTGTATTGGTTGCAATATTTTATAATCCAGTCAATACGTTTGGAGAAATCTAATCTTTTTTGTATATTCTCTGGTGAGTCATAACTAATATTTTTATCATTAAAACCGAGAGCTAAGATTAATGCGCTTGCGTTATTTGCGCAGTCACGAATAACATTCTCACTAACACTGGATAATGTCCTGCCTGGTATGGAAAATTGATTAACAGATCCGCCTCGCGGGGTATCTGAAGTAAATGTTTTTACGTTATCAACACCAATACCACTTATGCCAACTGGATTTGTTGTGCTGTCTGTCTTTTTGAAACTAACGATCATACTTCCTTGTTTATTGGATTTCATCGTTGTTTTTATTACTTCATTAGCAACATCATCACTAGATGTATCTATTACTTTCCAAATTTCACCATTTAAGCTTATGGTTAACTGACCACCATTGGGCTGTTTACATATAAAAAACTGAACTTCATCGAATGTAGCAGGAATTTTATAAACTAATTCAGCATTGTTATCGGAAGACTGATATGTAGCTCCATTATATAAATTACTAGCATACTGTCCGTCGTCCTTTATTGACCAGTTCCCAACTTTAGATACCTGTGAAAAAATATCCCAGTCATCCCCATAGCCTAGTGGCAATGGAATAAACCCTTTATAGCATTGGCTTCCATTCTCAGCAGCCATCATTCGTGCAAAAATACTTGTCCAAGAGTGATAAAACAAACCACCGCCATAACTTTTCGCTGTTTTCTGTGGGCCATCATAACTTGAGAAATATCCGTATGTTATTGAATCACCAAGAATATTGATTGGAGCTAATTGCTTCCATGGGGAGTTATTTTTCTTTTCTGAGGCTTTAATAATTGACGCATTTTCTAATCCAACATATGGGTTTATGGAATAATCTAAAATACGTATCCAGTATTTACCTGTTAATGTATTTTTAAACCGATCTGGATTGTCTTGAGTGTCATACTCCTGATGTGGGTCAATAATAAAAATACCAGCCCCAACATCGCCAAATTCTTTCCACCCCATCACACGGATTTGATTAGATTCCCCATCATATTTCGATGCTTCATCTTGCGTGTTAAAGGATGGATTGTCGTGTTTTTTATAAAAAGAATAAAAATCATGTAGCGTAACCCCATTATCAACACCAATTATCTTAGCGCCATCTTGAGATGCAAGCTCCGTCCTTAATGTTGCATCACCAACACTTTTCCACTTCTCATCACCAAGGCCTCCTGTTGAATCTGGTGTTGAACCAGCGCTAACTACTTTGGGGAGTTCACCATCCCATCTGTAGTATTCGCCATTACTTTCCCAGAGAAGAACATCGTTAGGATTGATGAGGGTATTACCCGATTCAAAAGACTTCTTCGTGATATAGCCATAGTTAAGCATTGCCTGTTTTGATAAATAGTTAATGCCATATATTGTATATCTTTTTGTGCCAAAGCGGTCTATGAAATGCTGATTATGTGAAGTGACAAACTCGTCAATTTTCCCTGAGTTAAATTTTAGGTCTTTAGGTGATTCGCTTGGAACTGGATTTTGTGTTGGAATTGTAGACATAATTTTTCCCAATAAAAAAGCCAGCACTTAGGCTGGCTATGATTGAAATGAATTTAATTAAACGTTGTAATCTTTCTTTGCAGAAAAATACTCACTTGCTGTAATGCTGAAAGTTCCGTCTGCATTAGGCTTTTTGTCGCTTACAATCCACCTCATTGAGTCCATTTCAACGATATTGGATATAACGTAACGTGACGGAGATTGAATATTCATGCCGTCATAGATGTTTAACTGGATGTTAGGTATATCAGCAATAAATCCGTAAGCTGTATCGCTTCTCGGTATAGCGTTAAATCTTTCTGTTGTATTGCCTAAGTGATCAGTGATACAAACAAACATCTCACCATCAAAGGTAATTTTTTCATTTGTTGAAAATTGATTTCCGATCCTCTCAACTATATAACCAGCCTGTTGATTCTTATCGTATGTGTCAGCAACAATAATTAAGTCGCCAGGATAAACATAATCACCGTCAGCTAAGGTTTGCACACTAATGCTCATGCGTTGATGTATTAACCTATCCATTTCTAATAGCGCCCTATCTGTCGCTTGATATTCATTGCGACAACCATGAATGGTTATTTTGTTAGGGTTTTTAGCGGGTTTGTTAACTATCTTGTTATCTTCAATACGATACTTAAGATAGGTCTTTTTGTTGGTCTTAGGGTTTACATATTCGATTTCAACACCATCATTACCGCTAGGCATTGTCATATCATAAGAAAGTGAGAATCCGTTTCCTGTCGTGTTTGCTCTATTAAAAGTACCAGATGGATATTGCTTTTCCGCCTCACGAGTAAATGTAAGTACGCCGTTATCCCAAAATGAAATAACACGAGCAACATTGCATATTGTTTCTATACGCTGACCCAGCGATACATCTTCATCATCAAACGTGTAATCAAAATATCCTAAACGCTTATCTGGAAGTGATTCATAGATTGAATACAAACCATATAAATCTATGGTGCTTTCTGGTTGTCCGGCGGTGACTAACCAAGTGTGAGCTACAGCATCAGCAAATGATCGCGACGGTCGTAACGTATAATCAACGCTATGGCTATTCATGTCGTAACTAATAACATGGCGTGTGGCTAGTGCGTTATATTTACGCTCCCTTGCTCCTGTTGGTGCTTCTGTTGCCCTCACTGTTACTTTAACAAGCGTATCTTCTTCATGTACTTCGTTAATCCTCTCTCTAACAATAAAGACTTCCTCTAGCTTAAGAATGCTGTGATCATTACTGTTTTCTAATCGAGTTAATTGAAGTGCATACCTTCCATATCCAGCCAACGGCTTGAACTTTTCCGTTAGGTAGTATGTTTTTGTCTTTGGTGCAGATGGGAATCCTCTATTGAATGATTCTCTTGTTCCTGCTATTTCATTGTTATTCTCATCAACCTTCCAAAACTCAATTCTTGCATTAGCAATATCGCCATCACCAAGCTGAGCATTTAAATGTACCCATAATTCACCACCATCAAGTGGAGAAAAGAAAGGCCCTACTGTCAGGAATTGATTGTCATAGAGAATAAACTTTGATGTATTAACAATTGCATTGGGTGGCAGGGTCGCTAAATCACCGCCAGTTAAATTGGTGAAAAAGAATTCGTAGTAATATTTTGGTGAAATAATGGCTCCATCATCACTCTCTTTCGCATCGGATAAATAGGCATCAACTTTGATATCCTTTGTAACCTCCCCCTGCGGAGTATCATAAGTTACATTAACAACGAGGCTTACTGATCTAGGCTTTATGATATCCATAAAATATCGAAACTCATCTTGCTTCTCTATCTTTATGGCTGCCTCACCACCTTTAATTTCACCAGAAATAACATTATTAGCAGTGGCTTCATATTGTGGAATTTCGTCACTTTCATTCGGCCCCGGTATTTCTTGTCCGTCAACATCAGGGAACTCAAAGCCCTCGAATATCTGCGGGATCACTTCACCAGGTTGGAATATCTGATAACTGGCACCATCAAGGGCGATTAGTTCAGACTCTGAATATTTCACATTCTCAATCGTGTAGTAACCGATACCAAAGTTCATCCACTCGGTAACCATCTTTTTATTGTCAATGTATTCAAACATTGATTGCTGAATGAGATCGGGAAAGGCTCTAACTTGTCCGTGAATTTCAGGTCTAGCCTGATATGTTCTCGCTATATTAGTTTGACCTGTTAAACGATTATTAGGGCTTTCCTTTGCATTTACATCCGCCGCGCTAAATGATGGAGCCTTGGGTGCTAAGAATGAAAATATCTTGGAAACGAACTTAAATACTGGATTAAGAATGTCGCCAATAATCCCTTTTGGTTGGTCGAATATTTGAATGTGATGAAATTCACTAACAATAAAGTCAAGACTGTCATCGTCGTTAAGCTTTACGCCGTTAACATAGATATCAACGTCATGATGAAAGTTTTGCTCTTTTAACCAATCAAAAAAAAGAGAGCCGGCTTTTATCTCGACTCTCTCTTTTGGCATACCAGCGACACGCTGAATTTCAATCATTGGCATATTTCATAAGCTCCAACTTAGTGAACTTTCTCTCGAGCACAATCAACCTATCCATTCTCACAGAGCCGTTTTCACCTCGACTATGTAATGCGTTACCATCGATAATCAAGCCAATATGAGCGGGTTTTGATCCTATATAGCCTATAAATATTCCGTTATTTTCTGGTTTGTTTACTTTCTCCCAAAACTCAACCTCATTTTTATAGCAAGTAACAAAATCTGTTTCAGACTCATATCCAGCGTCATGGTGGATCTCAATACCTAGCACATGACGATAATAGAGAACGACGAGCCCCCAACAATCCATAGCATCAAATGTACAAGACCTGTTTTCCCAAGGCTTTCCGATAACTTTATCGATGAATTCCTGAGTTGTCATACAGCCTCCAAGCCAGGCCATTCTTGCGGCTCATAAATGCGCCCGATGTTTTTATTCAATGGGTTGCTCATAGATAGCGTGACAGTGACACTTTCATGATCCATCGACACATCTTTCACAAATAATCTCCATCGAGTAATTGCTGTGCCTTTGTCTTTCTCGTCAAATAAGCGATAAGTAGCCTCTATGGGTGCCATCCTATTGAATGATTTCCATAGTTTAAGTTTCTGCTTAAAGTCTTGTGCGACGCGGCTGAATTTAACACTAGCGTCAATGATGGGCGTTCGGCTTTGCTGGCTGTCAGATAGTTCGAAATTACACGGCTGATATTCAACCCCACCTAGAACCTTTGGGAATACTTGATAAGAAACAAGATAGATATCACCAAATGACGGATGACTAAATTGCAGTGTCTCATAAAGTATTCTGTTTGGCCTTTGTGCCCGATACTCTCTTAGTGTAGGCATTACAACTCCTTATACTTTGGTAGAGTCTCAGTGACGATAATATCTAGCCAACTTCCAAATGATGGCGGAAACTCAACAATAATATCGTCGAATTCATCATCTGAATTATAAAGTTTCTTGCTAATAACCTGACCAGCCCATGTTACAGAAGAACCATTAATACTGGTTTGCACTGGGTAGGAAACAAAATGCAATTCCTGCTCCTGTAACCCGCTACCACCAAGATTAATTTTCATCCTGAACCAGCGATTACAATTATCAAGATAGCTGGGACTTCGCAACCATTGCGCAAACGCTCGCTCCTGTTGAAGTGTAAATATCCAATTCACACTCCATACAGTTTTTAAGTCATCAGTTAGCTTCTGAAATATAGGTGCGCCTACCTGTGGTTGATCTGTCAAGAAGCCAGTATCTAGCGTCATGCTTTTATCGGCTTTCTGTGCCAGAGGAAGCCAACCAGGGTAATCAATAACCATATATCAACCTCTTGCTCTCGCTGTTGCCGATGTGTTTCTTGTAATGGATTGAAGCATAGGGCCTTTGTTATCCATATCCATAATGAATGCCTGAATAGTTAGCGTATTTCCATCTTGTGATGTCTGCGCATCAAACTTGTGGCCACCAGATGAATAGTCATTAAAAACAACATTCACATTCATACCGCCACCCTGCATATCTTTATTGGAAATAACCTTTCCATTGTCACCTGGGATCATGTATTGACGACCGTTGTTAGCCTTGAGTATCTCAGGCTTTCCTCCCTCGCCAACTCGATACATTGAACCAGCGTCAACAGGGCCACCATTTTTACGAGCGCCAGCAATTGCTAGTCCTTGAGCAAGGCCAGTAGTACCAACTATGCTGGCATTAGCTGGTACAGCATTAGCCCCCATTGTAGCTAGAGAAACAAACGCAGCAGCAGGAGCCCATGCAGAAGCAACAATGCCAGCCTCACCCATAGATGCGGCAGCGGCGGCAGCTCCCATTGTTTTACCAATAATGAAATTCTTCAGCATTTCAACACCAGTCTGAACGATGGAATTAACAACACTGTTTAGTATTGTGTTACCTAGTGATCTCATTGCATCGGCGGCAGTCATGGTGCCAGTCAATAATCCAGTAATGGCATTCGATGCACTTCCTGCCATTGCATCGACAGCTGATGTAAGCATGTCAAAACCTAAGCTTTGCTGGCTTAACATTTGCCATTGCGCGGCAGTTTGCTGTTCGTTGAATTGCCGTTCCTGCGCTGTTCTTATCTGAAGGTATTGTGCGTCAGTGATTTGTTTGGCAGTCGTAAATTGCTCGTGTGAGATCTGTTGATTTGCATACGCTTGATTAATGATTGCCATTTCATCAGCATAATACTTATCCATGAGCGCTAGTTTTTTAGCGTTCTCATTTTTTAATTGCTGAACAGGATCGAACTGAGCCCTATTATCTTCAATTGGATTAACTGAAAGCTTGGCGTTTTCTTCTGCTATTTTGCGAGAATACTCGTTTGCTATTTCAAGGCGTTTAATTTGATGAAGTTCAAAAGATATATCCTCACTAGCTAGCAACTCATCCAGTGTGTTTAATCTTGATTTTCTCTCTTCATCTAACTTTCTTATCGTGTCAATCTCAAGAGCAAGCTCCTTGTTTTTAGCTGCTCTTTGTATATTGTACTTTTCTTCTGCTAACTGCTTTGCGGTTTCAATTTGACTTGATGTTGCAGTGTCACCAAGAGATTTAACCGCGTCATACTTAGCTATTTCAAGAGAGCCGTCTTTGTAACCTTTGTTTAAAAGCTCAATTTCTTCTCTTTGGCGCTTTAGTGCTTCGTATGCTGCATCTGTGGATTTGGTTGATTCTTTGGTTTTGCTGTTGCGCTCTGATTCAGCGTCTCTTGCTTCTTGCGCAGCAATGGCTACTTGATTTAATGAAAGAACCTCTTGTTCTGATAAGTCATTATCTTCGGCATAAAACTTAACTTGAAGTAATCTCTTATCAACTTCACTTTTAGCATTAGCTAATTTCGCCTCACGCTCTAATGACTTTCTCATATCTAACGCTTTATCTGACAATTTTACTTCAAGCTGGGTGGCATTAAACTCACCTTTCGCTCCTGTTGCCTCCCTTATTTGTTGAGTAAGCCTACCTAATGCAGATTTTTCAATATCAAGAGTAGTTGCACTTTTAACACTCAAATCAATGGCTTCTTTTAGTTTCTTATCATATTCATCCTGAGCATCTGCGAGATATCTAGTGATATTTTCAGATTTTTTTCTATTTTCAGCTAAATCACCTTCTAGCTCTATCTTTTCTCTTAGGATATTTATTGTATTTCTTTCAATTAACTCTGGGTTATTTCCTAGAGCATCCTGTTGCATCCTTAAGCGAGCCTCAAGTCTAGCTAGTTGTTTTTCCTGCTCCTCCATTTCCGCATTTAGAACTTTCTGCTTGTCGGCGGCATCTTGCGCGTCACGAGCAATCTCTTGATACGACAAACCTTTTAACTTAGCTGTTAACTGATCAACACTATCTGCAAAGTCTCGAGCCTCTTGCTTGGCTTGCTCTGATTTCTGATAGAAGTAATAGATAGCAGCACCAGCTAACATGGCAACACCAGCTGGGCCACCTAACATCCCCATAGCGCCACGCAACAAACCCATAGATAATGATGCAGCTCTTGCTGCGGCTGCTGAGTTTGCCATTGCTGCTGTTTGCGCTTGGGTTGCTTGGGTTAATGTTATTGCAGCTTTTGAAGCTAATGATTTTTTAGCAATTAAGTTATCAAGTGCAGTTGCCTCCGCTAACGTTCCTTTCGCAACGTTGTACTCTGCTTGAGCTAGAGCAACAGCCGATCTAGCAGAAGCTAAATCAGCCTGAGCCTTTCTAACTGACATATTTGCAGCATACTCACTTGCTCTTGCTGATTGCAGTGTAGCGACTGACTCTTGACGAGAGGCGGCAGCCATCATCACCTTTGACTTGGTAGCCATAGCCAACGCGCCAACATATCTTGAACCAACCACTGCTGCGATTACCGTCAAGACAGAACTAAGCTCATCTAAATTCTTACTAACAGTAATAACCGCATCACTAAACGCACTAATGGTTGATTTTATTGTTGTATTTTCACCGAGAAACTTTGTTAGGTTGTTACCTGCCTCTTGAAATGCCTGCGACATTGTTCGAGTTGTTTTTGCGAACTCTTTGCCTATCGAGTCCCCCTGAGACAGCAAACCATTCACAACAACATCAGTGGTTAGCTTGCCTTCTGCTGCCATCTTACGAAGCTGACCAATTCCAACCCCCATCGAGTCAGCAAGTGCAACCATCAAGCGGCTACCTTGCTCTGCTACCGAGTTAAATTCTTCACCACGTAGAACACCAGACGCGATACCCTGTGATAACTGAATGATGGCGTTTTCTGCTTCCTGCGCAGTAGCACCGGAGACGATAAAACCTTGGTTGATGATGGATGTTAATTTTGCCAAATCTGCTGCTGATGTGTTGTATTCTCTCGTTCCTCGTTCTAATCGTGCGTAGAGTGTTGCTGTGGCATCGAGGCTAGATCGTGTTGCTTGAGAGATATCAAATACTCGCTGAGTAACATCAATAAGTGACTCACTTGCGCGAACTGAGTTGGATAGTTTATTGTTTAATTCAGTCCACGCCTCTGAGTAACTAGCAACCATTGAAGCCGACAAATAACCAGTCAGAGCCGCCGCAACTTTAGATAGAGACTGCATTGAACGTTCTGTGTTATTTACCGACTGAGACGTTCTGTTAAAGCTGCTATCCATTCGATTAAGGCGTTGCTCTAACTGCTGTTGCGATGTAAGCAATTGCCGAACATCCATTTGAACTTGATAAACGATTTCGCCTACATTTGCCATTTATCGGCTCCTTAAAATAAAAAACCCCGCCGATTGGCAGGGTTACTGTAAACTTACATTTAAATCTTAATTTGATAATAGGTACTTTCTTGTGTCGCTATCGCACTGACCAACAAAACCATCTTTAAATAACCTTGGATTTTCTTGTATGGCTTTCACATTCCTAGGTAGACTTAATGTCTGCTCTAGCGAGGCGGTATACTGACTTCTTAATAGCGATATCTGATCATCAGAAATTGAATTGTTTTTACTTTTCATCACTTCGATTGCAGAATTTACAGCCTCATCTTTACTTTTATTGTTTAATACAACATCCTCTATTTGCTGCCAGCTCAACAAGCAGCTATCTAATGTTATGTTTGGGTTTCTGGCGATTATTTCCTTTTGCTTGCCACCACATCCTGATACACCATAATTAATTAGATCCTCCAGAGTGTTATTTTCATCATTAATCATAGTGAGAATACCGCTGGAGTATGAAAATCGTTTAAACCCAACATAACCACCATAGGAATTCTTAGCATTGAATTCACCGCAGTAAGATTGTTCATTTTTTGAGTTTTTTATTGTAGTGGTATCGCGAAACTGAACAGAGCTTGGGTCTTTTAAATTGCGTGTGACAGCATCTTTAGCTTTTTGGCTAATTTCTGCCATGACTCCAAAAGAGACTGAATAAATCAATATTAAAGTGATAACTTTCCTCACAACACCATCCTCGTTAGTTAATTTGTTATTATGTTATATAGATGGTGATGCAAAAGAAAGCAAACTAACTCATTTACGTTTCCTGCTAACTAGTCGACGCTTGCCACTGTTCAGCTCATCATTACGCTTATCATCTTGTTTCATGATGTTGTCATATTCTTCTTTGGTGAAGCCTTTCTCGTCAGGGTATTTAGCTTTGAGCATCATCTGAAATTCAGTCATGGTTAGCTGTTCAGCTTCCTCTCGATTCATACCAAAGTGCGCACGAGCTGAACTGATGTAGTCAATTGCCATGAACTCATCTGAGAATTCGTTTTTGCCTTCATTGCGTTGAAGTTTACGGATCTTTGCTTTACCGATAATTCCGTGAGTAAATAGTTCTCTGGCAATAACGATAATATCAGCGATTGGCATCTTGCCGTTTTTATAGATGATGCCGCGCTTACCCGATTTCCATTCGCCAATGATTTCCGAACAATCGTCATCACAACATGCCTGCATCACTATCATTGCAGATTGTAGAATATTACGCCCGTATGTCGGCTTGTTAATGGCCTTTATTAACCACTCAGGAATAACCCTGTAATTCATTACGGCGCGAGTAATTAAATCTTGTACCTCTGTGCCATTTAATTGACCATAGGCTTTCACAATCTGTTTAGGCTCACCGATTCTTGTCATATTGATGAACGATGGTCTAAATAAGTAATCCTTTTTATCAGTAGAGATAACCATCTCACCGATTTCTAAAATAGGCGTCATAATCCCTCCTGAATATTATCAAGGGCACTTTCGAGTGCCCTTTGTAATATTAAGCAGCGGTAACAGTGACCACGCATTTGGCTGTTTTACTACCATCTTCGGATGTGACAGTAACGTTTGCAGTACCTTCGGCAACACCACGCACAGTAACTACATTCACAAGCTGGGTAACTGTTGCAAAATTCGGCTTATCGCTTACAGCAGTGTAGTTTTTGTTCGTCGCATCGGTTGGCGTGAACTTGACAGTAAATGTCTTAGTTTCACCCACTTTTACAGATAGAGTGGCTGGATCTACCGCAACACTTTCGACAACAACTTCTTCTTGCAACCACTCAACGGTGTCTGAGTCATTGACCTTCAATTCACCTGAATAAGTGGAAATTTCTTTTGTTGGAAATTCCATTGACCAAGATGTGAAAGCCATATAACCCTGAACAACATCAGAGCCATCGCCTTTCATATCAAGCTGAACCCAATATGTTGGCTGGCGACTTGCTTTGATTTCATCAAGGATTTCTTTAGCGATATCAAAAGCAGAAGTAGAACCGGTTACACCAGCTTTCTTTAATTCACCATCAAAACTAATGGTAAAGTCAGCGCCAGTGACAATTGACTCAGTTAAACCTTTAGTGTCATCAGCGTTAGATGTCACCGTCTCCATGCCGAAATCGAATGACTTGCTTGTTAGCGCACCTAGGCGCAAGAATTGATCTTGTGCTGGTACTTGGTCAGGACAGCCTTTTGCAATGCGCAGAATACCTGCGTTACCCATCACTAGGCCTTTATCATCAGGGCATTGTGCCATGTTATAACCTCTTTATTTGCAAATAAAAAAGGCCGCATAAGCGACCTGTTGAGATGTGTTTAATTTAAGATGTACAGCGGAAAGAGAGCTTAAGGATAAACCGACCTTCTTCTGTCGGTATGGGTCTTGGTAGACCGCCTAAGTTGTAGATTGAATTGAGTTCGCAATCATCGGGGAATTCAGCAACAAAGTTTAGAATTTCATTAGCTCTTATCAGTGCAGGTTCAGGATCATACTGCGCAGATACTAGAATAAGCGTCACGAAATCATCAGCACCCAAATCAGCAAATCGGCCACTACCACCATCAGGCTGAATAACTGCATATTGCTGTGTTTTTTCGTCTGGCTGCTCATTCCACGTCAGATATTGAACAATAAAGCCATCAAGTAAGTTACCTCTGTTTAAGTAGCGCTCAAACTTCTCATGTATCATATTTGAAGCTCCCGTCTCACCGCGTCATCAATAGCCTTGCGTTCATCTTCAAAACCACGAGATAAGAACTCTTTACGAGCACTTGAGCGCCTAAAGTTTTGCTTAATTCTAGGATCATGAACATAAACCGCATAGTTTGCTGCATACCCGACGCGACCGGTTACCCTAGTGCCATTAACAGCAACCTCTCTGAATTGAGAGTTGATAAGTGTTGATGTATCAATAGGTGTGTATATAGCCGCCTGAGCACTACCAATCAATAAAGCCGACTGAATAGCTCTCATCACTTTTTTACCCTGTATATCACCAACAAGCGCCCTAAGGTTTGTGTTAGCTTGAGAAATACCCCTTACTTTTGCTGCCATATCACACCGCCGTTATCAACGTGTAGTCATCCGCAATATGCTCGAATAAATCCTCATCACGTTTGATGAATTTGATTTCATCAGCGCCGACAGATAGCGGATCACCAGGATGCTTACCGATAGCGATAAAGTCACCTTTCTTTGCATCGGCATACTCAGTCCAGAAAACTAACTTGATGGTGATTTCAGAACCAATATCCAACTTTCCAGATTTAAGCTCGCTACCATAACCACAAAGAAAATGAACTGGCTCAGAGAAAGTAACTTTGCCGTATTTATCTTTTCCGTTTGGTCGCCATAAAGTAGCCCATGAGGTGTAAGCCCAATTTGCAACTGAACTCATTACGCCCCCCTACACATACAGCCACCTTTCGCTATCCACAAACCAGCGTGAGCAGTTTGAGTTGGATCGGTTGGTATTAAATCATTAGCACAACCGTGCTTATCTAAACCACGCAGTAGGGATGCGGCAGCCTTCCATCTATCACCAAACGATTGATACTTAAATGAGCGTGAAGCGCCGTTAGGTGCTGTTTGTGAGCTGATATACTTATCGCCTTGACAAAGTGCCATAAGTGAAAGCAGATACATCTGGATTAATAGTGCGGTTGCTGATGGATAGTGTTTATCAAGGCATTCTTGAATACTGCCTACCTGCTCAATAAGTGCGTCGAGAATAAAATCAGGCAATTCTATTCCCTGCCCTGTCAGGTATTCTTTGGCTTGCTCTTTTGTGATCATGATTACCTCACAAAGCAAAGCCCCCTTTCGAGGGCATAAAAAAACCGCTTTCGCGGCTATTCGTCTGGAAGTAGAGCGATTAGCTCATCAAGCTTGGCTTTCTCATCAAACTCAATACCTAATTCAGTGAGTTTTTCGATTACCTCTTTCTTGGTTGGCTTTTTAGGCTGCTCAACCGAAGGCGTTAATGCTGCAGCTGCTTCATCTGACAATAAGCGAACATTAGGCTTTAACACTGGGTGTAACTTTTCAAACTCGACCACTTGACCATTAGCTGTGCCATACCAAGGGATAATAACTTCATACTTAGCCATAACTATCTCCTTAGCTCAGGTCGCCGCCATAAATAACGCCAGATAAGCGTTCGTCATCACGTTTAATTTGCATACCTTGCGCCGTCATTAACATGAAGTTAAAGTTTGACGTTGGTAGTCGACGCTCAAGAGGGATAATATTTGTTGGCATACCAACAAGAGGGGAAATAACATCCTTTCTGCGCTCATATGCAATAAATTCATTGCCTTTAAGCGCAAATGAACGGCGAATTTCTTTGACTGGGATGTATGCCATAATCTCACCAAGGACAGTACCATTAACGATTGTGTTGCCACCTCCGAATGAAACCATATTAGGCTTATTCAGGTTTGACCAAACTTCATCGCTAACCCACATAATGTCATAAGTAGACACTTTGTTTACTGACGCTTGCTTACCAAAAGCACCGCTAGCACTAAAGAACTCAATTAATTGTTCTTTAGTTGCCGTGCGCAAGTCGATAGCGCCGCCACCAGGAGATGCTGTTTTTAAGTCGATTTTTACAGTATTTCTGTGGTTTCGAATACCCTGCATTTTTTTACCATCAACCGAAATTGACGCATCACCGTCTAACGCAGAGCTAACCAATCGCTTATTGTGCTTGCGCTGTTTTGCCATATGAGAATCTAAAACCAAGTCCATACCAACGGTTTTGAGACCTTCGCTGTGGCGCCAGTTAACACCAAAACCAGACGTATAAATAGGAATTGGGTCTCCATCTGAATCGTAACTAGTATGGTCGAATGAGAATGGTGCCTGTCCATCAATGCTTACAGCTACATCGTCAGCAATATCACCTACCATATTATACATTTTTAGCGTCTTACCAATTGGTAGTACGGTTTGAACACTCATTAAATCATCTAAGATCTCCATGCCGTCAGTTTGATTTCGCAACTGGATAACTTGATTGTCTAATTCAGCCCAAAATGTTGTAGAAAATCCACCTAACTGATTAGCGGACATAAACGCTTGGTTAGCCACTAACATCTCATTAGTCATGAATCGCTGATTAGCTTGCATCATCATGTTTTGTTGAGCGTTATGCATATTTCGAATAGCCCAAACATGATTCCAGTGATCTCGAATATGACTGTTAGTTGCTAAAGTTTCAGCATTAAAATACATAGTTTTTTTCCTTTTAATTACGCAGCAGCCACAGTGCCAACACGAAAGCGAACACGAATGAAATCATCAGCTTTTAGCGTCACTTCATCCTGAGAGTAGCCAATTACTGATTCCGTATCAGCGGATGCAAGAGCGCCTTTACCGCTGGCTCCAAGCTTGATCGGAGAGTCTTTTTTATAAGTGCCAGCAGGAACTAATACAGCCAACTCTCGACCTTCTTCTACATATTCGCCAACCAGAGAATCACCAGCAGGAATACCATCACGAATAGATAGTCCTTGGTGATATGCTGGATTAGCTACATAAATGCGCCCGGATAATGCAGTAGCTTGAGCAAACTCATTGTCTGCGTTAATAACAACAAAAGTTCCCGGCAACGTAACTGCTTTTGCTGCGCGAGTTTCTGTAATTGATTTGCCGTCAAGGTTTACACGGCGATAGCGACTAGTAGCCATTATTTAGCACCTCCAAAGTATGCCGCTGGATCTGGTGCGCCAGTTTGCTCTTGTTGAGCACCTGAATTGCCAGCCAAACTTGCTGCGTCACCAATTTGTTTATGCATGTCGATCAGTGCTTGACCTTGCAATGAGTTTGCAACTACTTCACCGTATTTTTCGGCAACTGCTTTACGCATTTCGGTTTCTTCTGCGCGTTGGTTTGCAGTTAATGATTCTTCCAGCTTCTTGTGGTTAACCTGTAATGCATCAACCTTTTCGTTAATTGGCTTTAGTTGCTCAGCAAGGTTCGCTGCTAATGCCTGAGCAATATCACCTACTAGTTCTTTCTTTTCTTCTTGAGTTAAAGGCATGTCGCCCTCCGTGCTGTTATTGATTGCAGGGCTTGCCTGCGGTTTACTGAAAGCTGATTTAAGTTTGTTTGTTACAACCTTCACCCATGACTCTTGTCGCTCAACTTCTACGCCTTGCGTGTCAAAGGTGATGTTGCCATTTTCATTTGTGTAGGAATGTAGCTTTGCGTTGCCGCCATCGATAACGATTACGGCATGAGTGTCTGTGAAGTCCGATACCCACGCATAACCATTACCAACAACGAACTGTTTCTTTGCGGCCATTTCAAGGCGATGTGATTTTTCACGATAAGTTTCACCAACTAGAGCGCCACTGTTAGTTTTAACCTCTGTGGCTTGGTCAGCATTAACCATCATTCCAACACCTTGAGTTGGTGTTGCTGCGCCTGACTCATAAAGCAGAATTGCGTCATGATCCATACTGTGTATCTTTGCAATCCAGTTATAACCCTGCGCTTTCTGTTCTTCGTTTGCTTCAATCTGTTCAAGAAAGACAGCAACGCTCGTATGAATTGGCTCTGAACTTTCACCACTTTCAATTGCTTCGACGCGCTGAAGAACTTCCTTGCCACCTTCTGACTCTTTGGCCTTGTCTACATCTATCCACTTTTCTAAATAGATTCGATTACCGACCTTGGAAACATTTCTGTTTGCTGCGCCGATATACCCAACATTAAGACCTTCGAAAGAAAGCGCTGATACAAACTGACCGTCAAGCGTAGGATGCCCTAAAGGCGCGGGAGTGCCTTCTAACTCTCGGTAATGAGCGTCAATCTCACTGGATGGATATAAGCCGCCATTCATAATGACGTTTGCAGGAAGCGTGTAGCTTGGGATAATAATGTGCTCACGACCGTTGTATGTTTCACGCCGAATAGAGGCGCTGTTAACCTTGGTAGTGACATTTACTTGAATTGGCATCAGTTATTCCTCCGCCCATTGATAACCACGTTCTTTCATGGCTTCTTTTTCCTCTAACAGTTTATTGATGAGAGTCTTGTTGTAAGGCTTGCCGTCTTTATCAACAAGAACGGTTACAGTTGAGCATTTACAGTTAATTGAATTAGCATCACGAGCCCACCAATCACGTTGTTCATCAGGCGTAAACATCTTCCCGTGCCTAGCGGCATGATTGGCTCTTGTTGTTGGACTTAACGCGGAGATATGAATTTCGCGAGTTTCAAGGCCAAGTATTTCCTTGGCTTCGTCAGCTTCATCTAATCGCGCTCTACGCAATGCGCTTGTTATCTCTGTCCTTGCTATCCGATTAGCTCGACGAGTTTCAATGCCGGCTTGATTGGTTAGGTTTCTCGCTACTTCACGAGGATTTAAACCTCTCGCGATGCCATCAGTAAGAATGCGAGCCATATCAGCTTTAACCTGACCAGACAGCCCCTTCATCTCTTCGAACACACGAGCGCGAACTAGAGCCATTCTTAGTTGATATGGCTCACTCATCAGTATCGTTGCAACACTTTGTTGAGTAGCTGCGTAGACAGTTGATTGCTGTGCTAAGTTTGCATACTGCTGTGCTGTTCCTCTTTCGTATGCTGTACTGACGTATTCGAGGAAAAGAAAGTTACCGAACTCGCCACCATTCAATAGCACCTCATCAACCATTAGCTCACCATCTCTCAACAGTATTGATAGATAGTTAGGGTCTAAATCGAATTGGTATTTTCTATTAACGACTGGCTCAGAGGGGATTCTATTAAGAAGTTGAATATAGCCTTTTGATATTCTGCGAATGCGTTTCGCAAACTCTCTCATTGCGCCACGTTCTAGTTTATCGACTGATGTTGGATCAGCTTTCGTTCCGGGTCTTATCGCCGTCCTTATTTTCTGTATCTTCATCAGTTTCACCTAATGGCTCTTCACTATCATTTTCATAGCCAGCCGCTTCCCTAATTTCTTCGACACTAAATACTGGCTCACTAGTAGCGAGAGCAGTTTGATTAATTCGGCTCATCTTCTCAGCGCTATCGAGCTTATCCATTGATGACTGTTCGTTTAAATCATCCCAAATAACTGTTTTCTCACCGATAGGATCTAGTACCTTGATATTAATTAGGTGATCGATGAAGTCCTCTATCTCAAATGAGAGTTCGCTTTCTCTGCGTGATTGACATCGAGCGTTGAAATACTTCTGATCTTCAGTACTGGCTCTTTCGCCAGTCTGCATACCAACTAATATTTTGGATGGAATATCCATTGCGGCTGATGCGGTTTGGAGGTTAACCATATAGGTTGGTGTTGGATCAGATACAGCCGTAACCATAGGGCTGACATTTGCGCCCTTCGTAACAAGAACTGAATCATTACCTGCATTTATCTCTCTTGCTACTTCATTATAAATTTCCTGCAATCCAGCAATGTCAACGCCATACATCCTTGCCATTTCATCAAGGTTAGCTTCCTTTTCGTAGTTGATATTTAGCTGTCTCGCTGCGTTTTTAAGGAATGATTCACCAGAACCACCCTCAACCTTTTCAAGGCTTACAAATGCGTTATATGCAGGTTCAAGAAAACCGATAGCGTCAACCGAATAGTCACCGAGAATGAAAATCCTGTCTGGATGGATATTGATATTTCTCGTCCCGCCATTCGGTAGCGTCTCCGTGTACTGCCACATGCTAGGTTGACCGTAATTAGGAGAATTAATATCAGTCACCCAATCAGTAGGCTTAATTGCATTCGCCCAAGCTGGTGTGGCTTTCTTAAGTAACTTTGATTTCGTGACAGGCTCATGCCACTTTCCACTATCATTGATATGAAGAATTAAGCCCGCATAACGGCCAACAAGTCGCTTCTGGTCTGCTTCTTTGAACGCTTTCCAAATACGTTTATTCACGTACTTTTTAAATGAAGCTTCCCAAGCGGTTTCTTTCTTGTATTTATCTGCTTTGTCACCCTCAATCACTTGAGGTGATGTTTTCCAGCAATTACCTACGAGTTTTGTTACCCCACCAAAGGCAATCCCACCACGGCGAAATAGTTTATATAAATCCTCAAAGGTTAAATCTTGTTTGAATCCGTACTCACACCAAGCAGATGATCGCTTTGCATCAAGCCCCATGGTTGGATTAACCAAAGCCATACGGGCACGAGCTATCGCATCACTCACCATGTGATTGACGGCTAGTTTCATGTTTTCTTGCATTATCGCCTCAGTAATCGTTTTGGAACCAATAGGCCTGCGTTTGATTTTTGTGTGATATACCCATCAAGCCCATATCTAACCGCATCCCAACAGTGGTTATTCTTATCCTCAATAACAGGAAGAACCTCACCAGTGATCCGGTCTGTTTTATACGAGTAAAGACGGGCTTCTTTTGCTGTTTCTTTACAGCGAGGATGGATGATTATTTGCTTGAATCCGCGTAGATGTGTAATGCCATCTTCTACGCTACCCTGCCATTTCTTGGCTGCAGAAATATTGAAACCTTGCTTTTTAATATGGCTAATAGTTTCCGGTCTTGAGTTGTCCGCTTTAATGGGCCACCTTCTAGCCTCTGGAATACCTGCAAACTTGGCGTCATCGGTTACTTCCCACTCTGACAATTGCTTATCGGTAGCCCCGTCTTTACCAGCGTAGAACTTCCACATGTCATTAAGCTCAACTCCAGCACTGTATGCTTCATATTCAATATAAAGATTTCTATCTAACATAAACATACGAACAAGGGTGTTAGGGTCTTTTGCAAACCCGAAGTCTGCACCGAATAGTAACCTGTCTGCTTTTTGCCACAGATTATCAGGGAACGATTGAACAACGTATTTATTCGCCAATACCTGCTTATCGGAGTTTTCAAGATAAGCCCCTTCCCATATCCACGCATAGTCGGAATATTCAAGACTGTTAAGATCATCAAGCCTTTCTTCTTCCAGAACATCAGGGAACCACGGGTTATCGTTGTAGTTCATTTCAACGATGATTGAATTTTTTGGAGGTGTTTTTCTGAAGCGTTTATCAGTGGCACTGCCGTCCTTCTCAGGGTTCCATGTCACCCATATTTCAGAACCAGACTCACGGACTGTTGGTCTTAGCTTTTTCCACGCCAAATCTGATACTGACTCTGCTTCATCCACCCAAGCTAGCAGTATTCTTGCTTTGGATTTAATACTATCTAAGTTATGTCTTAGCCCGCAAAATACGTAATTAACCCTCTTGCATTTAGTGCGGATATATTTTTCACCAATATCAAAGTAATCATTCAACCAAGGAATAGACCGTATCGCCTGTTTTACCTCTTCCATTGATGATTCTTCGAGTGAGTTCATAAACTCACGCCCACAAAGAATGACTCCGCTAATGCCTTGCTCTGCTGCCTGATATGCTTTTACTGCACTCATCATTGCAAATGTTCGAGTCTTTGCACTACCACGACCACCAAAAGCACCGCGATACCGAGCCCCCTCTTTTGCGAACACAGGAACTAACTTGGCAGGAATTGGTAAATCAACTGTCTGCTCCATCAGGTGATACTCCTACCAACCTAATTACCGTTGGCTTTTGTGACATTGACCCATCAGATGATTTCAAATCAATATCCTGAGTTACTTTATCGCCATACTTTTTAGGGCTCATTCTTGCTAAAGCCCACTTTCTGGTATCTATCCTTAATCTTGCCTTAGCAACTGCTGCTGGCTCTTCTTTTACATCATCAGCAATATCAAACAACTCTTCAAACACAGCATCAGCTCTTGATTCCATTGCTTTCGCGTACTGTTCACGAAAGTCAGGATATTCTCGTAACCAACGCATGACTTTAGTTGTGTTTGGCATTCCTGGTCGCTTGCATACAGAACGCAAACTTTCACCATCGGCAATTAGAGCGCATACATCGTCCGCCACCTCTGGTAAGTAATCAGAAGGGCGACCCATTTTCTTTTCAGTCGCCATTAATCAGCCTCTTTTAGAATAATTAACTGGTTTCGTTTATACATCTCCGGCAATCAATGACACCGTTAAGGATATAAACCTATATAAAACTCTATCAATGCCACTCAAAGAATGACATTTGTAGAATTTTCTAAAATGAATAATCATTTACTGTTCAACCACTGGCACATATTTAATATCACTAATCTCATCAGGTGATATGTATACCCATGAGCCATCAAGTGATGCGATACCGATTAAACCATTAGTTACACGAGGCTCTTTAGTGGTCATCACACCTTCGTAGGTTGTACCGTCTTTCTTAGTTGCTATTACGTGATATTTATTCACTACTCAACTCCACTTCTTGACCTTGAGGTACAGCCTCAACCTTAAAGCATAAGTCCGTAAGCCATCGCCAATTAGTTAACGCAGCGATGATTAACACTGGTTTCATATAACGGCGTAATGTAACTTTGCAATAAAATGTTCTTGTTTTGCTCATAATCGCCACCTTATCTAATAAGCGAAAAGTGAATGCAGGTTTTTATTTCATTAAGAAGTTTGCTCTTATTTCTTCAATTTCATCTTTTTTGAAGTTACATATTGCAAGCTTCCCATCTCGATTAGTAACTTCCACTGTTAATGTCATTCTTACTAAATCACCATGATCACTATCGACATTACAACAGACCAATCCTCGGATAGGCTTTCCATCTGATGTGAAAGCGGTAATACGACCATTATCAGATACTGGGATTAATCCAATAGCGATATCGGTATCGTTTTCTAAGTTGTCATTATTTTTCATATTCCACCCAATAAAAAAGGCCACTAGGGCCTATTTGGTTTTCTGTTCCGAAAATTCCATTTGTGCTAAATCTTCCAGCAGTTCTGATATTTTATTTATTGCTTCATCAGTAAGCTCATCGTTTATGCACCAAGAGATAAATACTTTTGGATCTGGTAGGTATTCTCTTTTCAGCATATTAAAAAATAACATGCTTAGTTCGATGTCGCTTTTGCCATCTTCCCGATAGTACCCTTTTAAGAAGTTAGCTAATGTTTCTACGCTAAACCTGATATCTCCTAGTGATGAACGAAAAACAGGCCGCTTATGCATGGCGACCTGTCTAATCAAAAATAGCTCACTAACTATGGTGGAGAATGTTTCTACTTGATCATTGTAATCTTGCTGCATGCCGCTCTCCCTGTGCTGCTGGATAAAGCATTTGCATTTGCCCCTTAACATCGAAAGCCGCCATGCATCGAGCATCAAAGTCTTTATAATCAATAGAGCTATTAGCAATGTTTGTCACTGCAACCATTTGCTTTTCTACAGCAAGTAGAGCATCACCTTTTAGGTATTGATGGATTTTTTCTCTATCACCTTTATTTTCTTTTACTGACTCATATACATAATCAGGCAATGCAACGCCATAAACCCATTTAGCAGTTATCCCAGCAAATAAACGAGGACAGCCACCAACATGGCCAAAGTAAGGGTATCCTGACATCTTTGATAGCGCTCTATAATAGGGTTCTTGAAATCTCTTTTCCCACTCAGTAGCTTCTTTGTATGTCAGTAGCCCAATAACCTGATCTTCAGTTAATGTCATATTCTGTGACATCAACATGTTTTTAATGTGTCTGTCGCAAGCACGAGCGAATTTAGGTGATAACCATCTTGCGAACTCAATTACTAATTCTGGGTGGATCCAAGTACCGCCATGTCGGCCTTTTTCTACTTTAGCTAAAAGGTGAGAAATCTCACCTTTAGAATTTATAGCCTCAATATCAAGTTCTTGACCTATTTCTTTTGCGTATTCTTTTGTTGAGTCTAGTCTTAGCCAATCAAGAGTTCGCTTATCAAAAATCTTTGCTGCCACAGTAGCATTAACCCAACAATCGCCATTAAACGGGATCAGGGTTTCGTCATACTTCATAGGTACGATTTTAATCATTGCATATTTCCTATAGAAAGGGAGCCTGTTAGCACAGAAAAGCCGCCCCAAGAGAGCTTGCCAGCTATAACGGCAGTTCTCAGGCTCACTTTCTGTAGGCTCTTGGTGTTTTTATGTGCGTGCTATACACAGGTGAAATGCGTAGAGTTCGCAGCTTGGCGATACACAGCTAAGCCACTTCTAGTCTGTTCCTAGCAGTCAAGATAGTGATCACTCTCTTTAATGGATAACGATTTATCTAACCTTGTCTGGTTATTCTTTTGGAATGCTTTTATCCAACTCTTCACGGAATTTAACTGGATTCTCTGAACCTTCTACTGCCATGATATTTCTCCATTAAAAAGCCCCGCTATTGCGAGGTTTATTTTGTTCTGCCTTATTATTTGTCACTTAATTAGTGAAGCTGCGTATTCGATTAGATATAACTTCGGAGCTATTAGTATTTTCAGCCAAAAATTTAAGCTCACAACTGAAATGAGCACACCGATAAAAAGCAAGCCAAGTGGAAATGGTGTTCTAATGAAATCATACGAAATTGAACTCAGATTAAATCGTGAATCTCCATCATAATAAGTCCACAAGGCGCCTTTTCGACGTTGTCGACCAGCCCATAGAGGAATAAATACAGCGAATGCAATAGTCGCCAAGCCAAAAGCAAACCAAATGATACCCATCGCCATCTTCCATGCTAATAACTGACTAATAACTTCAGGAATTTGCGCCTGACTAAATGCAACCGCAGAATCGATACTATTAGATGCCTTTTCCAGTAAATCAATCAGCACCTTTGATGCTTGCTCGCTCATCGTAAACACTCCGTTTTAATGTAATCCTGCAAATACAAAGTTTGCTGTTCGTTCTCGACCATCATTTCTCTGAGACGTAGATAATCTTGTTCAACTGCTTTGTTAAGTCGTGCGGAGGCTTCATTGCTTCCGCTTTCGGTGGAATTCTTGGTGGTTGTTGGACACTCGGCTTTGATGTACACCCGCTTAGAACCAGAGCTAACAGCATCACGAAGAGTGTCGATTTCATTCTTTGCACTGGCTAACTCCTGTGAGTGACGAATATCCAGTTGATTTAATCTAGTGATACGGGCTTGATAGTCTTTGTTGATTTCGACTTGTTGAGAGAGTTGCTTGGTGAGTGATGATTTATCTTTTTCTAACTCGCTAATATCTCTCTTTAGATTTGAGTTTTGATGAACGAAAAACAAAATCACCAACAAAGGAATAGATGCAACAAAATACTTCGCCAGTAATTTTAGAAGCTCTTTTGTTATTATCCCCATATCACTTAACGCCGTTGTGTTCTAATGAGTAGTGATTGCCGTCATTGAATCGACCGCCCCACGTACCGCCAATAGATTCCCAATATTCACCAAGTAATTTATGGTCACTTGATGCCGTTAGATATTTACCGTCTTTAAATAGGTTGAAATCCACAGCTAGGCGTTGTGTATGTAAGCTGTTTTTAATACCCGCACCTGATTTAGCATTTAACTGTGCTTGCTCAGGCGTTCGGTATGCTTCTGAAAACGTCAGCTCATATCCGTTGTCGTAGGCAAAAATAATTAAGTCCGCAATCATGCGAGTGAACTTGCGTTGTTTTTCACCGAGCGTCATTTGTTAACTCCGAATTTATTTTTGAAGAACGACATTACCGCTTCCACGATTGCGCCGATTTTCTTAGTACCTAGGAAACCAATAAACACACCAAAAAACTGAGCTAAACTGATAGGTAATTTGGCATACTCCAAAGCAGTAATAATGCCAATACTGATAAAGGCACATATAGCCGCTTCAGCTAAAGATGCCTTCCATCCCGAACCTTCTCTTTTCTCTCTGGTAAAAGCAGTCATTCCGGCTAACAAAACGCCAGCGATAAGTGGCGCATTTATTGTTATCCAGTCCCAGATTTGCACCCAGAATTCTGTATTTTTTTCAAGCATGCGCATACTCACCCCCTGCGGAGTGTTCCGTAATTAAAGTTAATAGAACGCCGACTCACAGCTCTTGTGTGAACGCGAGGTGTTGTGATTGATTCTGTGGTCGGCATATTTGGTGCACCTAGAACGGATTCGAACCGATAACCCATCGATTATGAGTCGAGTGCTCTACCATTGAGCTACTGGTGCATATACGAAAAAAGACCGCCTAAGCGATCTTCTGAATGTGAACTATCCGGTAATTCCGGATGGTTGGAATAATTGTGGAGGCATACGCTGAGAGTGTATGCTTTCAGGTTCCCCATGGCGTGTGTGCTTCTATCCTGATAAGTGCAGTAGCCCATGCGAGTTAGCCAATCAGCCTTGGCATTCTCCACAATGGTTAAGGCGCCTTCTCCATGCGGTGCAAGGGTGATTTTACTCACCAAAAGACACCTTACCATTGCAGATAACAAAAACCCCGCCGAAGCGAGGTCTTGAATGAGGTAAGTAAACTTAAGAGTCACGTAAAGCAACTTACCTTATAATTGTTGTCCATTTGTCCATTAATGTCAATAGCAAAGTTCAGCTATTTTCTTTACTTTAGCTACACGTTTACGATTATTCATTGCATTTCGCAGAGGTTCGTACAATAACCACTGAGCAGCTTTGAGTTTTTCGTCAACTTCTCTCCTGCAAGTTCTATGGGATGGCTTGGCGTATTTATTCCCCCCTCTTGTTTGCATTTTGCGTGGTTTTGCAACTCGGTGATAGTAAGATGCAATCGACAACTTAGATGAGCCATGAGCGTAATAACTTAGTAATATTCCATAAGCCTGTGTGTCAGTGGCGATGACTGAATCTACGACCTGAGAAATCAACATTCCTTCATCGTCATTGCACATAGGTCTTGATGGGTTTTTACTTGGCTCTACTGTTTGCATGAATTTATAAATCATGTTGATCATGCGAATATCAATACGACCAGAATATACCCACGCCCCCCACAGATTTAACCATCCATCTAGCCAGCGAAATTGCTCATCCGTTAATTCCTTTTCTCCGATATAGCTCATCTCGCCTCCGGTAATACTGTGTGATATCTATCGCAACCGACTGAGTACATGATGCGGTTTCCAAACTGCTTGGCTTGGGTTGTTTCAACTATCTTCATAAAGCCATTGTTAAGCTGGATCACTGATAGATAACGCTTTGGTTTATTTCCTGTCCGTTCCGTCAACGCTCTAAATCTGCACTCTTCGATAACTGCGACTAAGTCAGTGAACATCATCTATCTCCCATATCGTGATATCTAATGAGCCATGAGTAACCTTTTCACCTCGACGGATCCACATATCATCAATCTGGCTATCATCTACCCAAAATTCGGCATGAGTTAACGAATCGAAAACGGCTTTAGGTAAGTTATCGAGGTCTCTTTGTCGTTTATCTGGGGGATTTGCTGTGATGACTATTTTGATGCGGGAAGTGGTTTTGACGTCTAGGTTATGTTGCTTGATGTAATCTGTTACTTGCTTTCGGTAGCTGGTGCCTTTGGGTGAGATATAATGCCGTCCTCTACAATGCCTCCAATACGTATTGTTGCTCGGTGGCCACGGCAATTTTAAGTGATATTCATTCATACCTTAATCTTACCCTCCTTAATGAGAATATCCTGAGTGCGAATAACGCCTTCTAAATGACATTGCTTTGCATATTCCGCGTCAGTAATTCGTGTTCTTCGGTCTATTTCATCGTGACAAGCACTACATGCCCACGCACCAAAAATATCATTAGGCTTTATTCCGGTACCGCAAATGCCAGACATTCGATAATGAGCTAAGACGACAGTTTCAGAATTACCATTACAAACATTTGGAATTCTTACTTGGCATTCACGACCTCGAGCTTCTTTGCGTAAGTTCGCCATACATCACCCCAAAATAACTCCAAGAATTAACATGGCGATAAACCATATTGCGACAAATTTTCCATAGCGTAATAAATTGGCATTAAACATTGGCTCAAGCTCCTTCTGTGGTTTCTTTGGATGTTTATATTTACTGCGATACCTCGCCATCTCCCTCTCCTTTGATTTTATCCATTACTTCTAGATGAGCGTATTCATCAGCACACTTGCTACACACATAAATTTCATCATCTGTTAGCTGTCTATTGCATGATTGGCAGTTCATTGAACACCTCGCTTTACCGCCCGTTTAGCTTCACGCCTAATTGCAATGCCTAATCTCTCTAGCCACTCTCCGTATTTGAGCAGAGCTTCGGCTTCTTCACTAATGCGAGGAAAACCATCTATCTCAACGCCCACGTTAAATTTTCCAAATACATTTCTAGCAATTGATATCTTTTGTTCTAGTGTTCGAGCCCCATCATTGTGATAAACGTTATATTCCTTTGTGAATAATTTCTCGTTCCTTTCAAACTTAACCAATTCCATTTTTGTGGACTTAGTTTTCACACTCTCACCCCGCTCAATAATGAATCAAGCTTCATCAACATCGGATTACCCATGCCTGATACGTTGGCTTTATCGACAAATGACAATCCACACATAAAATCATCCAGCACTTTTCTGGGTTTCTTTGCTTCAACTTTCTTTGCTTTTGGGAAGAGTGGAAGATTAGCTAATCGCTCTTTTTCAAACTGATTTCTCAGTCGAGTGATTGCATCGTCTGTAACGGCGTAGTTATTGATTGGGCGAGTGCGTTTACGGCTCTTTGTTTCAACATGCTCTACACACTTAAATGCAAGTAGCTTTCTTAGAATAGTTTCGAGCCTTGCTGGTGTTAATCCTGTAACAGATGAAATAGTGTTGTGATTAAATGAGATGAATTCACGACCAACCACTATCACTTGTGCATAAGTCCTGTATTGTTCTTCAGTCATGATCACTTCCTGTTTAAGTTGTAACGGTTGATGTGCTCACGGCGACTTTCTTCGATAAATCGAACCAACTTCTGAGCTTCTTCTAACTTCTCGTCATATTGCTTTAGCTTTTCTTCTGGTGTCATTCGTCTTGTTCCCTTTTCAATTTCATATACTCGCTATCTTCTGGAGTAGTTAGTATCAAACCGAACTGTGAAGCCCACGCTTCAACTCTCTGTAAGAAGTGATGCATTTCCCCTTTATCTAACTTTGATGTGTGCTTAAGTGTCTCTCGTTGCGTTTTTTCTCCTGTTAGCACATCTGTGTATTCAGTTACTTCAAACCCCAAGTAAGTGGCCTTTAAACTTTCCTTCACCCATGCTTCAGTGCAGAACTCGCGACCTGAATTAATCAGATAGTCACTGATTTCTTTGTACCAAACATGGCTTAATGAGTTTTGAGAGAGGCTTCTTTTGGGTTTGTAGGGCTTGATTGTGACACTGAGTTTTGGGTGGGATTTAAGTAGTTCGATTACGTTGTTATCAAATAGCTTTTTAGTTGATTCGTGTAGACAGAAGTTCTCCATAATTACCTCGTGCATTCCAGTACTCAACTGCCATATCCATATTTTCAGCAATAGGGCCTCTTGCTCCGCAGTGTTTGCACTGAACAAAGTAGTTGCTGAATACCTGCATGACCTCTAGTTTTTCTGATCTGCAGTGGTGGCAAGGTTTTAATTCACTCACTGTTAGCTCTCCGTTGGTTCGTTTTTTCGCAGCCAATTTCTGACTCCAAAAAATCTTAGCTGTCGGTAGATAACATAAAAATCACGACCTTCTTTTTTTACTTTACGAATTGTTTTTCTCATTCTGTAAACTCGGAATCGACGTGATCTATTCATAATTCCTAAAAATAAATTACGAATTTTCCATTTCACTGTTAGCTCTCCTGTTCCTACATGCACGCTCTAGCTTCATCAACGGCTTCATGTGCATTATTAGCCCTATAACCTTCGCGGAAGTAAATATCCCAATCGTGCATTGCGTACATAGCATTCCAATCATCTTTGTATCTGAGCTTACAGATGGATTTGATTTCATCTTTAAATTTTACAAGTTCATTTATTTTTATGTTGTTCATCATTCACCCTCTGGCATTGGTGGGAGTGGCATCCAGTGAGTTACGTTTCCTTGCATATTCCCACGGTAGATACCAGTTAAATTGGTTCTATCACCGAACCTAGATTCCCTGATGTAATTAGCAATGAACACCCCACCAGATAGTGAATTAATATCACAACACAAAACCGGTGTTCTAAATGGTGGCATTTTATCTGAGCACTTAACCCAATTAGTTCCCTGCATTAGATGCTCCCCACGGTCTGTTTGATTCTTGAAATTTAAGCCTTTCATCACTCAACACCTCGCTTAATTGCCAGCCATAATTTCACGCATACTAACTCGCATGTATGCCTTGCCCCGTGGAAAACATCTATCCAATTTTCTTCTCAGTGGAGTAACTTTAATTTTAAGAGGGGTTTCTGAAATATTTATGAGTGGGTTATTTATCCACTGCTGGTTATCAATTAATCTATCGTAATTTTTGTAGCAGTAGTCTATATCTGGATACGGATAATCTTTGTGAAACAATATTCCTTTCATCTAAAAATCCTCTTGCGTGTTATCTGAAGCCATGCTTTTGCTTCAAACTTGCGATTATTGACAGTGATTTATTGCGGCTTGTTGGTGTGATCTTGTGTTCGACTTGAAGCACTGGCGCTGGAATATTTTCACCTGACTTGATTCTTGCCGTCATGGTTCTTAACTCTTTGGCGCAAAGCTTCTTAACCTCACTATCCGTTAGGCTTTTACTTCGCATCTCAGAGTAAATTTTGGTAACCATCCAGTAGCAAGCGTTTGAAGGCCATTTCATTTCACGCCAGCCACGCATTTTGCAGTATTCTCGATAGAGCTCGTAAAGCCGATCTTCGGCAGGCAAACCAAGAGCAACATAATCTTCTTCCTTGCACCACTTGATAAATTGACCAACAGCAGGCCAGAAAGGGCTATCACTTGCTCTAGCATGTCGCATGCCGTTTTGAAGTTGCTCTCTGGTAGTAATTCCATTTTCTGCAAAGGCAGCGATCCATTGTCTCTTAGCGTCCATTTCGTCATTTGCATTTTTAAAAACGGTACTAACTGACGCAGGAAAGATTTGCTTTAAACTTTTGAATAGTGAGTCAACCATCTTTTCAGCGTTTGAATTGACTACTTTTTTTGTGATATCTCCCTGTGACATTCTGGCTAAAGCGCCCGCATCACGATTATTGATTACCGCCATTAAATTGGTTTTCAAATGAAATCCCTCCATGCCTCCGGCGTGTTCCAGCTACCTTGCTGTGATGCTATTGCTTGGTGGTTATTTTTAGGTTTAAACAGCCCTTGCCAGCCATTGGTTATGGATTGATTAATTATTTCTTCAGGCGAATAACCTTCTTCGAGACATTCCAGTAAAAATTTAACCTGTAACTCAAAGGTCTTTTTAGTTTTGAAGGGCTTTTTAATTTCATTCCTGTAATCAATCCAGTTGAACCAAATTTCACGATCTAACCAATCAGGGATAGATTCCTTCTTCGCATCAAATCCCTTTTTCTTTGGTTCATTGACTGGTTCAAAAGAGTGACTGGTTCTGGGTGCAGATTTTTCACTAGGGGGTGGTGCAGATTTTTCACTAGGGTGGTGCAAATCTTTCACCATACCTAGTGCAGATTTTTCACTAGGTGACCCTTGTATTGGCTCATCTAAATTTAATTTATAAACATTAGATGAATTACCTTTTTCTCCACTGCGATAAACCTTTCTAACTAATCCTTGTTCACACAACGCATCAATATGATTAATAACGCTTCTTCTGCTAATTTCACACTGATCTGCTACATGCTGATAAGATGGGAAGCACTCGCCTTTATCGTTGGCATTATCAGCTAATTTTATTAACACGAGCTTCCTTGATGGATTACCTACTTTTAACTGCATGGCTTTCGCCATTAATATCATGCTCATGCTGCCTCCAATTGCTCCACTGCCAATAACCCAGCGATCCACTGAATTCCTTTGGGTGTGAATTTAACTTGTGTGTATGCGTGACCGTTGATTTGATTCTCACCTGTTTTTACATCAAAACGCCCTGCTTCAAGGTGTTCTGAATAAGGTGTTAATTTTCCAGCCAGCTTGTACATAATTCGTTTTGAAAGTAGAAACTCTCTAAAGAAGTTCTCTTTCGCTTTTAGTAATTTGCTTGTCTCTCTAAAACCCAGTAATCCAGTAGCTTGAACATAGCGATCAACAAATTCAGCTTTAGGTGCTGCGATTGCTAATTTCTGTTCTGCGATTTGTTTTTGTTCTGCTAAGTCAGCAGCGAGACGTAAGGCTTCCGGTAGAGACTGAGGAATAAGAGACTGTTTTGATTCTAACTCTTGCCATCTATCAACTAACCTTGCTGTAAATTCAGGTGATAACTGAGCAACGATAACGTAACTATCTCTCTTGTTAATTTGATACACAGAAACTGTCTGGTTTAGGTGATTTTTAACTTCCCCCATTGGGGGGAGTTTGATAACACCTCGTTTAGCAAGGCGTTCGATTGATTGTTTAACTTTGTCATGCCTTGACTCAACCAACTCTGAAATTTCTAAACTACTCATCGTTGGTTCGCCAGTATTTACTAAGTTATTCAATTGATTCATAATGACCTCATTGATTTATTAATGACCAAAGGAAAGCTCAAAATCAGCTTCCCTTTAATACTGGTTATTGATACAGTGTATTTGTTAGTAGAACAGACCCAATTGTTCTTCTCTAAAGGCCTCAGTTGTTCCCGCAATTGAGGCTTTTTCATATGCATGAACTTGAAGTTTTAATCTCGATAGTTCAGCCATATTTTCTAAATAGAGTTTGTAGTCTGATTCTCTGATAACCTTCTCTCCTTCCCTCACAAAACCAACTACGCGACGTGTAGCAAGCATTTCGCATACACCGTCAATAGATTGGATTCTTCTTGAGATAGTAGAGTCTGAGCGTGATGTGGCTTGTGCAATTTCTCGCTGATCCCCATCTCGCAATATTTGAAGTGCGTTACTAACTAAATGACGTGTTCTAAATTCAATAGCTCGTTTGTCACGAACTGTTTTGCATGTGTTTCCGTATTCCATTTGTTAAATTCCTTCTTAGATTACTTCCCATATTGGGAACAGCAGTAATGATCCGTGGCTCATTCCATATGAGCGGATTGTTTGCTCTGAGAATTTACTCTGAGCTGGTTAGTGATGTTAAAGAGCGGGTGAATCAGTGAAAAATGTCTGGGTATAAAACTTCTTTAGATAATCCAGTGGCCATCATAAATTCACGCATTTTTGTTCTTGGTAGAGAACCGCCGTTCTTTTTAATGGCTGAAATTCGCTGAGGTGTTAAGCCAACCTTTTGAGCAAGGTCTTTTTGCTTTCCACCGACTGCGATTACTGCGATATCAATTGGTGTTTGCTTTTCCATTAAGTATAACTCCATGTTTATTTATCAACATAATGTTAATCATTATCGAGCCATAAATCAACATAAAGATGATTGGTTTAAATAAACAAAATGTTTATCTTTGTGTTCGGAGGTTCGTATGGAACTTAGAGATCGAATTAATTACTTGCTAAAGGCTGAAAAACTAAAGCAAAAGGACTTAGCTGAGAAATTAAATGCCAGCGCTCAAACAGTTAATAACTGGCTAAAAAGAAACTCAATTAGCAGGGAAGCAGCGCAACAAATTAGTGATATTTTTGGTTATTCTCTTGATTGGCTATTAATTGGGAAAGGCGAACCAAAAATAAGAAATATCGGACAATCTCAAATACCTGATGAAGATGGGTATATTCAACTTAGAGTTTGGGATAATCTAACTCCACTTGAAGCAGATGAAGTCGAGGTTCCTTTTTTGAAGGATATAGAATTTGCTTGCGGAGATGGATCATTTACGGACACTGATTACAACGGGTTTAAATTAAGATTCTCTAAATCAACAATGCGGAGAATTGGCGCTAACAGTGATGGTGAAGGTGTTATTTGCTTTCCAGCGCGTGGTGACAGTATGGAGCCAGTTATATTTAATGGAACAACCGTTGCAGTAAACACTAGGGATAAGAAGATTGTTGATGGAAAAATTTACGCTATTAATCAAGGCGGTTTGAAGCGAGTAAAAACGCTCCATCAATCTACACCAGGATCACTAACAATTCGCAGTTTTAATAAAATTGATTACCCAGATGAAGAAGTTCCAATAGAAGCTATAGAGATCATTGGTAGAGTTTTCTGGTGGTCTGTATTAGACATCTAATCAACATTACTAAATGAAGCCACTTAACAAAAGTGGCTTTTTTTACGTCCAAAATACACTTTTCATATACCTCATGTTTATTTTTACAAAATAAATCACTTTGAAAATCAACACCAAATCAACTTTGCGAGAAAATAAATCAACATAGAGTTGACTTTAAAATCAACATAATGTTTAATTAACTCATCAAAGGCAAGGAGCCATAGATAAACAGGATGTTCGCTCTTTAACAATTAAGAACGCTCAGAATAAATTTTCAGAGCAACCACTGAGTGGTTTTTGGGGTTGTGTGTGCCAACGGCAAGCCTAGAAGCGACAGGATAGATTTTCACAGAGACCTGTAAGGCGTGAAACACATAACCACCAAAGATCACTTAGGAGGCAAATATGGCAACAATAACTTTTAAAGAGAACTCAAAAATTCGCAGACGCAGAAAGCAAGGTGAGTTTTTGGCTCGAAAAATAGCTATGAAAAGTCGCTCAGTGGAAGAAATATGGGATTCGATATTTGGCGTTGAGAAGAAAGAACGCCCTATTCTCTCTCTCAAACCAACAAAGCATTATCCAAGTGGAGATAACTGTTGCTTACCTAATGTAGCAGTATTTTCAGGAGTTAAAACAAAACAGCCGAGCGGTGAGTTCGGGGTTACGGCGAGGGTTTAGATATGGCAGGTTTAGATGTGACATTTCAGCAAGAATTAATAATCGACTGCAAGCAGTCTCAGCGTAAGTACATGTCTTGGGCTAAAGAGGATAAAGAATATCCTGAGTTACGTAAGGCTTGGTTAGAGCTGGCTCTTATGGCGCGTCGTCATGCTCGTGAGTGGTTCGTAATGAGTTAACTAATTACAGTCCATTCTGTGGGCTGTGGTGAGTTGATTAATAGGAGTAATTCATGAGATTTGATATGGACATTGCTTATCACGAAAGCTGTATGGCTAGAACCAAAGATAGATGGACGATTGTATTTTCAAACTTTGATTATGGCGAGTGTTTCAGTTATGCAGTTAAACCAACAAGGCGCCAGATAAGAAAGGCAAGAAAGAAAATGCCATCTTGGTGAGTTGATTAATAGATAGGAAATAGAGATGCACACTTGTCATAAGTGCGACAATGAAATCGAGAATGTAGATAACATCATGGATGGTGATGACTACGGGTTCGATGAAGTTTGTAAAGAGTGTCTCGATGAGCTTAAAGAAGACAGCGACAACTAACATCGCATTTGATTAATAGATAGGAGATAGAGATGGAAATATGGTTTAAGGAATTTGAGTCGCATGGTCGTCAAATTCTAATCAAGAAAGCTCATGACGCCGATGAGTCAAAAATCGGGGTGCAATATTGCTGGCCAGAGAAACTTTTCGCGGTCGATTTTGGATTGTGGATAGATTACGACGACGATGATGAGGAAAGCCTTAATGAAGCGGAAGAAGCACGCAATAAGCTGTTTGATACCATCGATCAGGAGGCAGTAGATACCGCGGTGAGCAATTTAATTAAAAAACTCAAGATTGATGATTAGCATCGTGTTTAGTTAATAACGGAGGGTTTGTGTATTTATATAAAATAAAAAAAGAAAGTCAGGTCACTGATTATATAAATCAACGTGGATCAATATTCGTAAGTAAATACTCTTGCAGTCATAGCAGACTAAGGAAAATAACTCGCAGGATGTGCAAGGATGGGAAAATAACAATGAAGTCAATGCTTAAAGATGGCTTCATTTACTGTGCGATTTAATAACGGAGGGAGTATGACAGATAAAACAGGTGGAGCGGTTTTTCCAGTTCCAGCAACAGAATTGCATGGCACCGATACAGGCATGACATTGCGAGACTATTTCGCTGCTCAATGTATGCAAGGTGATTTCGCTGCACAGGATGATGTGGAAATGGGGTATTACACAAATGAGACTCCTGATGAATTTCTGGTCAAAAGAGCTGAATTCTACTACCGCATGGCAGATGCAATGTTAAAGGCTAGGGGGTGATATGGAATTTAAGCATAGTCCAGCGCCTTGGAAATACACCATAAGAAATGCCAATGAAATAATGACAACTTTTCATGGGGTGACAATTGGCGATGTTTATTTAGATATCACAACAGTCAATCAGAAAGCAGACGCCCATCTAATCGCAGTAGCACCAGAGTTATTGGAGCAGTTAATCAGACTTCGCAATAAAATAGCAAGTTACACGCCTGACGATAACGATAATTTAGACATCGTTGACGCTGTCATCGCAAAAGCCCTCGGTCAGCAGTAACCACTACTTAATTATTCATATCGCTATTAATAGTGAGGAATACGCACATAAGGAGTTAATCATGATATGCCCTGAATGCTGTGGGGATGGCAAGGAAACATGTACCAATCCAGATCACGGGTTAATACAAGCGTTAACATTTCATGATGTTGGGCGAATTGGTTGCCCATGCTGTGGTCACGATGAATTCCATAAAGTAGAGAATGGAGGCTCGTGTGAAATTTGCAGTGGAAGCGGGAAGGTTACAGACCGCGAGTTCGAACAATACTGTGACGGCTGTGATCTTGATGTAAGTAAGCATATTCAGTTAGTTAAAGAAGTAAATGACAGATTAATATCTCTAAGCACTATCTCAAAGTAACCCACCGCACCAACACCAGATAACCACCCTATCGCTCACCTAGCGAGGTAACAATGAAAACTAACTATTACAGCGCTATGCGTGATTGCATGGCGGTGCGTATCACTACGCCTTTTTTACAACTCGCACGTCAGGCGGCAAGGATAGCCGTCTCGACTAATAACAAGGATGTCTGGCGGTTGGCAAGTCAACTACAGAAGATAGCTTACGGGAGGAAAGTATGTCACTGACTATACGTTACACCTATGCAGATATGACCAGTAGAAACCGAAATAACGGCACGGAAATAGCCTTTCAGAATCTTAACGATGTCCGCATTGAAACAGAATCATTCATGGAACTTACTCAATATTACCAACCTGAGCCATCAGAAGTCGTTGATTACATCATTAATCAGTATGACGCAAAGTCACTCGCAGCAGCTATTCATCTCTCAGGACGAGGGGAAGTAGTCGCAAAGATACTCAATGAGTTGTATTTCAGGAGGGTTGCGTGACAAATCATCAACAATGGTTGGAATAATTACGCAGGGATCGTAAAGAATCGCAGGAACGCGAGCACAATGAGTTTATGTATCAAACGGAAGTGTTAGGACGACAAGGACTGTCGATACCATTAAAGGATTTTGCAGGAGATTTTCAATGAATACATTTAGTAATAAGACTTACCCAACCACAGCATACCCTCGGCATGGCGCATCGATGCAAAAAAGGAATTTTGATGAGGCTCTTGCTCACGCTATTGCTGTGATTGATGGAAAGGTGCCAAACGATACGCCGTCGATGCAAGAGCAGAAGTTAGCAATGCAATTACACTGCATGAATCTTGAAGTATCGAAAAACCACCCTCCTATTCCTCCACATATTCAAGCGTTACGTGATGCAGAAAGGAATTCTATATCTAGTCGCAATATTGAAATCGATTACTACGGAAGCGATCGGCGTCAAGGTCAGTATCTTGGAGATTAACATGACTGCTGTATATAAAGCGATTAGCAATGTAGCCAAGGAAATGGCTGAAACAGGAATAAAGAAAGGAAGCAAAAATCAACAGCAAGGATTTATGTTCAGAGGAATTGACGCTGTATATAACGCTCTTGCTCCAGCTTTAGTTAAGCATGGATTGCTTATTCTTCCACGGATCATTGAACGCTCAGTCACGGAAAGGCAAACACAAAGAGGTGGCTTGTTATTTTATGTCGTAGTGAAAGCTGAGTTTGAATTTGTTTCTGTTGAAGATGGAAGCAAACACACGGTTGTGACTTATGGTGAAGCAATGGATAGCGGAGATAAAGCCACAAATAAAGCCATGTCGATTGCATATAAATACGCGGCATTTCAAGCGTTCTGTATTCCAACAGAAGAAACAGCAATTGATGCAGATGCGGAAATTCATAACGTGGCGCCACGGACGGCAGAGCAGGTGTTAGCTGATTACACGAACTTCCTTGGTACAGCTACGAACCAATCACAAATCATGGATGAGTACAAAAAAGCATGGAATGCATTGGCTGGTACTGAATCACAAAAGGAATGTGAGCGTTTAACAGGAATTCGGATTAAAGAACTTAAGGAAGCTGCATAATGGCAAGTAAAGGCGTGAATAAATGCATTCTCATTGGTAACTTAGGTCAAGACCCTGAAATTCGATATATGCCATCAGGTGGTGCAGTGGCTCAGTTCACATTAGCCACATCGGAATCGTGGCGTGATAAGCAGACAGGTGAGATGAAAGAAAAAACCGAGTGGCATCGAGTATGCATCTTCGGAAAGTTAGCAGAAATTGCAGGTGAATATCTGAGAAAAGGAAGTCAGGTATATATCGAAGGTTCTCTGCAAACCAGAAAATGGCAAGACCAAAGCGGGCAAGACCGATACACAACGGAAGTGGTGGTTAATATCGGCGGAACAATGCAGATGCTAGGCGGTAACGGTGGTAATCAGACAGGAAGCCAAAAGCCACAGAATCAAGGATGGGGGCAACCTCAGCAACCGCAACAGTCCAAACAACAAACTCCACAATATCCTGAACCACCAATGGATTTCTCAGACGATATCCCTTTTTGACCACCCCACCCGTTTAACCAAAGGATATAACCATTACTCAGTGCAAGGATGCAAGCAGGAGATAGATATGACTATTGAACAGTTACAAGCAGAAAATAAGAAGTTGAAACAGGCGATTGTTGATATTTTCACAAATTGCAGTGAGTGCGAAAGTGATAACGAAGAAAATTATTACATTGTTGAGCAATCCATTGTTAATGACGCAGTTGATTTAACGAAAGCTTAATTTAACTCGCAGGGATGCAATGAAGAGGAATGAATAATGGCAATAGTTGAATACTGCAGAGCATACAGCAAGGATGAAAATCCTGATAGCGTAAAAGCAAGTAGCCGATACAAGCTGGATAAGAATCACAATTATGATGCTACCGATGATGATATTGATTTTGAGTTATGCATAGAAGAATGTGCCTACGACTACTTTGACAACCATGATGGATTGGAATCCAAATGGCCTTGCCTATTTATGCTTTGGATTGATGGTAAATATCTTGGCATGTTTGATGTTGAATTAGAGCATCAACCAATATTTTCTGCAAGTAAGGTGGAGTAATGAACGTTGAACAATCTCAAGTTACTAAGTTAGTAATAACGGATGTTGAGCAACATGATCCCATTCATGTTTACCTTGAGGACTACGGCGATAATCAAAACGGCCGTGTCACAATTAGCGAAAGTGGTTATTCGTGGTCTTGTTTTTGGGGCTCTATTGGTGGATCACTGACTGAGTTTATTCAGCGTATCAATAATCACTACTGGATAGGCAAGTTAGATTCTAATTTAATCTCTGAGATAGACGCTGATAACGATGCAAATGCTGAATACGCTAAAAAGCAAGTTATCAAACTGCGTAAAGATGATGAAATAGACCAATACGAAGCAAGGGAGTATTGGGGTTTAATCGAAGCATCAGACAATGTTAAAGATGATTGCTGTAATAGTTTTATAGGCGGTAAGTTGCTTGGTTTGTTTGGTAATGACGCTTGGTGTTACGATTGGCCTTCTATTCCTAACCCTAAATATCTAAGAATGGAATCACGATTAAATGCTGTTCGTGAGGCATTAAAACAAATAAATGTGAATTAAGGAGGCATTTTGACAGTGGATTAGTCACATGGATGTGAGTATGATTTCTGCTTTAAATAAGGAGGGATTATGTCAAACAAGAGCGATAAGCGTTTAACTTCCGTACTAAAATGGCCATTTATAATTATATTATTTATTACTGCCTTTCTTCTCGGATTTTCTTTTATTTATTATTCAGAAATAAGTCTAGATAGTAAAATATCATCTTTTTTTAGCTTTGTATCTACTTTTGGTATATTAGCTACCATTGTTGTTTATTGGTTAGGTAAAACAGATTTAGACAATAAAGAAAAGCGCTCAAATGAAATAAACCTAAAATCGATTAGCACTCGATTAAATCATCAAATTAAAATAAACACACATATAACGGAGCAATTGAAATCTCTATGTAAAAATATTATCAATAATGGAGAATGTTTAGATATTAAATTTCATATAGCAAATAATTTTTTACTTGTGGGTACAAGAGATAAAAGGCTTGATGTTATTTCGATGAATCCTTACGAATCATTTTCCATCATTGAAATATCACCTAAAGAATTAGAAGTCATATATAAAGAATTAACTATGTTATCAAACGACACGCTCTTAATTGATTTGTTTAGCGAGTTTATAATTGACGCATATGACATACTATACGACTCAACACTTCTTGTTGAAAAAATAACAAGTGAATATAAAGTAGATAGTCTGTATAGCACAGTAGTGAATTTAAATAATGCTTGTGATTCATTTTTAGAAAGGCAAGAAGAAATAAAAAATAACTTATCAAAACTCACCCTGCACTAGCAGGGTTTTTTATACCTAACATTCAGGAGTAAGTATGGATAAATCAAGACAGCAGTTTGAAGAGTTTATTAAGTTTCATTTGGATGACGCAGAAATAAACAATAAATTCGAAACAGCAAATAACGGATTAAATTACGACGACCAATATGTAGATATAATGTGGATTAGCTGGCAAGCATCACGCGAGAGTTTAATTAATAATTTACCAGAAAGCATTAATTGCCACACCGCACCAGAATTAATATGGCTACAGGTTGACCCAGAGCCAGAGGAGATAAATAAACCTGAATTTCCAGTTAATTTACGCAGTGATGATGTAACTTGGTGTGCAGATAGAATTCATCCAACTGACACATTATATATTCGTGCTGATTTAATTCAAAAGTAAATAATCATGCAAATAATCGGATATGTATTACTCATGCTAATACAGGGTTCTGCTGTGCCTGTAACGGAAGATATATACACGCAATCGGAATGCAATAAACGTGCTGAATATTTAATGTCAGCGAGGAATGTTGAAGTTATTTGTGGAGAGGTGATTCGTGGTAAATAAAATAAAGCATCATTGGTTAGTTAGTTTTTATTCTAATCAGGATGGTCAAATGCAACAGCACTACAGAACATACTCAACAAGCAAATTTTTATTCGATAGCAAGTGCTTGGAATATTCTATTAGAGATATAGGAAGAGATAATACCACCATTACTTCTGTTTCATACCTTGGGGCTGGAACAAATAAGGAATTTAACTGTGGAATCAATGAATAAACGAAATCAATTACTTAATCGTATTAATTGGGACGCTCAAGATGTTGGGATGATAAGACTTAGAAATGAAGATATAGGGAATAAACTTCAAATTCTATGTACTGCATTATGGAAAGAATTATTAAATACTGACAATCCAGCTGATGATTTAATTAATAGATTAACAATATTCCACAATGATGTTGAATTATCAGCCAAGCAAACGGGATTATATAATGAATAAATACACAGAACTATCTGATTTCGAGATTAATAAAAAGGTTGCTGAAAAGTTAGGTGCAGAATGGTTTGTTACAACCACTGTATGGGATGAGTTAGTTGTCATGGTGGGTAATAAGTGTTTTAAACCCAGCAACAACCCTGCCGATGCAATGCCTATTATTATTGAGAATAAAATAGGAATGAATTTTATTGGTAATATCGTTGGCTGGTCTGCGAGCCATATTTGTGAAAGCAAAGGTGAACTTGAGGTTTACGATAAAAACTATTATCGAGCAGCTATGATGTGCTTTTTGATTATGAAGGATGCGGAGAATGAAAAAGTATGACTTGATTCTCGCTGACCCACCTTGGTCTTACAATAACAAAGTTTCAAACGGCGCAGCAGATAATCATTACAATACCACCGATTTGTATTCCCTCTCTCGATTACCAATAGAAAAACACTCCTCTAAAAATGCCGTACTGTTTATGTGGTACACGGGAAATTTTGCACTCGAAGCAATTAAATTAGCCGAGGCATGGGATTTTAAAGTAAAGAATATGTTCGGGTTCGCGTGGGTTAAATTAAATAAAAATGCAGGAGATAGAATAAATAAAAAACCGCCAGAAGACTTTTTCGATTTCATGGAAATATTAAACAATGAGACGAAGATTAATTGCGGTAATTACACACGTCAAAATGTCGAAATGTGTTTAATAGCCACAAGAGGTAATGGATTGCCTCGTAAGTCTGCAAGTGTTCGGCAGGTTATTTATTCGTGTCTAGGTGAGCACAGCGAAAAGCCAAAAGAAGTCCATCATCGATTAGAGGAATTATACGGAGATGTTCCTCGACTCGAATTATTTGCACGAGAGAAATACGGTGATTGGGATGTATATGGCGACCAAGCAGAAGAAAGCATTCAATTAATATAGGTGAATTATGAGATTAATAATTCGCGGTGAAGTCACGCCCATAGAAAGGATTGCTATTAATGAGGCACTGGAAGCCCATAAAAAGAAATATAATCGAACTGGAATAATCGTTAGCCACAAAATAAAGATAGGAAAAAATATCTACCCCGTCGAAATAGAAAACTGTCGTAAATCATATATGGTCACTTTGCGTAATAAAAGGCAAAGACTATGAATGCACAGGCAATGGAAAACGCGAGACGGCAAATAGCAAAGGAATGCTTAATCGAACTCAGAAGCCACGGAATACCCAACGATAAACTAACAACTCAGAACCTCGATAAATACACACCAAAGTTTAAGCCTCTAAACCACACAAAGTACAACACCAAAGATGTTATGTGCCAATACATCAGAAATCTGCAAAAGGAAGAGAAAGATGGATGACAATATTCCAAAATTTTTAATTTGTAGAAGTAAAATTCAAGGGATGCTAGGTGGAATATCTCGCACAACATTCTGGAGAAAAAGACAAGAATGGATCGCTCAAGGAACGCCATTTCCTGAACCGGATAGTAATTACGCCCCTATTAATGGAGGCGCATTATATAAATACAATGAAGTTATTGAATTTTTCAAAAGCAAAGGTTATTCAGTGCAGGATAATATGTGAGTCGCCAAGCTATTTACTGCATCTATTTGCTCTTTTATATATTCGTGTTGGTCATAAACAGAAAGGACTCCACCAAGTTTATGGCCTAACACCTTTTCAGAGACGTGAGGAGGAATGCCAAGCTCACTCATTTTTGTCTTTGCGGTTCTGCGAAGATCATGCATGCTCCAATCATTAACCTTCATTGCATCACCAACCTGAATAGCCATGTTTAATAATACACTAGCGGCCATTGGTCTATCCTCTTTCAGGTTTGCAGGAGGAAAGACTTGTTTAAAGCTTGGGTATAATGAAAACGCTTCATTTAATAAAAAAACAGCTTCATCAGACAATCCTCTACTAAATCCATCCCTTGTCTTAGAATTCTGATCGGGAACTGTCCATATATTGTTTTTTAAATCAAATTCTGATTTTTTAGCAAGTCTAAGTTCGGCACCTCTACATCCTGTTAATAAAACCAACTTAATAAATATTTTGCTTTGCTTAGTCATATTGGTGTTATCGACAGCCCGCCAAAACATACCAATCTCTTTATCACTAAAATATCGCCTTCCTGCCTTTGGCTTCATCCCAACATCATCAGCTCTTAATTCAGAAAGTGGATTAACAGCCAATTTTCCAGAACGAATGCAGTATGAAAATATCTGCTTCATTTTTGAAAGAATCTCGGTTGCCATTGTTGGAGATCCGTTATCTCTCATTTTCTTAAAAACAGGCTGCCAATGAGCTATAACCATATCTTCAGCAATCATTTTACCAACACTAGTGGATACGTGACGATGTAACGCCCTCTTCCAGAAATCATGTTTTACTAACTTCTGCGCGTGAGGGCTTTTTAACCATTCATTTATACACTCGTTTACTGATAGCTTTTTACCCTCATCAGCTATTTCCATTTCTTTGGCAATAATTGGATCTTTGCCTTCCAATAATATATTCCTAGCTTCTTGAGCTAAATTCCTAGCATCTTTAAGAGATATTGTTCCATACTCGCCAAGCGTCATCCTTCTAGGTCTCCCATTAAAACGATATCTGAATTGGAAGATAATCATACCCTTCGGTGTTACTCGAATAGATAATCCCTGAGAATCAGCTATCTCAATACGCTTTTCTATTGGTACGTTATGAAGCTTTCTTAGTTTCGCATCTGTTAGCAT